CCCACACAACCCGTCACGGTACACACTATTAGACAGTGCTGGGCCGTAGAACTTTGTGTTGATTACTATTTTGAAGTTGTTTCTTTGTCATGGCTTGCGTGTGGCAAAAACCCCGATTCATTGACCAAGCGTTGAACAGATTACTCAGTCATTGCATAGTGGCTAACAATGTCCCACTATTTGAGGAAACCGTCAAACTACTCAGAGCTGATATGCATTGGAATTGGGACGCTATCGAGTCTGCTGAGAGATATTGGCGAACAAAAAACCTAGAGTACCTGAAGTCGGACCTCAGCTTCGAGCTTGAGCCGAAGACGTATGAGCTGCTGCGAGCGTGCCAGATATCAGCCATGGGAGTGAGGCGCCCAACCATATATAGAGACCAGCACGCATCAATAGCCAGGGCGATTAGGGACTTATTAGTTGAGATCACCCCCAGCGCGACAACCATATATAGCGACATCCCTGGCGTCATGAAGTTACTGGCTGACCTTGTCGTTGCAACTGGCTCCCCACCATCCATGCGCACCCGTGAGGACGTTTGGATAGAAAACACCATGAAGAGCATGGTGTTGTATCAGGGAGCCGGAACATTTGTGAATTCACACGCTCTGTGGGACAAGATCGCAACAACAGAGGCAATCGGCAAACGCTCGTCCCTCCACATACGTATGGAAAAGATTGCGTCCGCTCTTGAGCGCCTGGCTGTGTTCAACTATACTTACTTAGTGTCGCAGTGTGGCGCCGTTCACTTCACCCCGCGCCGTATGAAACAGAAGCACTTTGACTTTGAGATAGAGTATGCAAACATGGCGGTTAGAGACCGGCATAAAGTCATAGTCAAGGGTGCCACGGACGTGCTGCCAAAATGGGAAGTGTGGAACTTCAACGGTGCTTTAGTGATCCTTGCCGGTAAGCGCCTTGTTGTGCTGGACCCATCCTCAATGAGTGTGCTGCGCGAGTGCGCCAACAGGTTCAAGCACATGGCTTGCATAGCTTCAGATTACCGGTTGTGTGACAGGACCACTGATGAAGCAGCGGCATTCCGGGACTGCATGCACGAGGCCTTCGAGTGGATCATTAATGCTATACACGCCACAGATGGGAAGAGCCTGTTCAACTTACCACGCTCGATGCACCTCGGACATGAGCGCGTGCAGAACCTGCTCGGCGAGGATGAGGCCGTGGTTGACTACAACAGCCGTGCAAACGACGCGGCATTCAAGAATGCGGAGGCCGTTATGATCCCTGGCCTGCCCTTATGGTCAGAGAAACTGCTATCTTTCCGAATCAGCGACCGCGACAAGATGGAGATTGGCAAGATCCACCATATTCTGCCGCCCCCAGATGTTGATCCGCGCCCAGTCTTTGACAGGATCAAAGCTGACCAGGCAGCAGAGGGTGAAGTCAGTGATGAGTTCATCACCGAGTTTACGTCATTTTGTGGTGCCTACGATCTATGCCGGGTCATGCGGTCAGAACACGCTGTCCCCCGTGTGTGGTTTGAGGACCCAGTTCCTGACACATGGGTAGGCGAGAAGTGGGCCAGGTCTTGCCTAGCTGGGCGATTTGTCATGATGCCAGAGGAATACTGGGGCCACCTCCGCATGCACAAGCACTTCCACTATTCCCTGTCCGCCGATTACGCGTATCTAGCTCCTGAGGATTGTACGCATGTGTGTTGTGGCAACGCTGATGCAATGCGCCCCCAAGCTTTTGGTCCAGCTGAAGCAATCAAGGCCAACGAGATCCTGTGGTCACTGACGCACGGCGACATATTGTCAAATGGCATGTCTGCCCGAGAGTGTCGCGAGCGTCTTTTGAACGGCGAAGCTATTACTCTTGGCGACATGACTGTGACGCTAGCTATAAAGTCAGAAACCACGAAGCCACCAGAGAAGTCACGAGAGACTTTCAGCGCGAACGATGTGTTCAGGGAGCTACAAGCAGAAGCTGACAAGGCTGGGCAACACATTGGTAGCTATCTCCCTGGCTGCAGTATGCGCCTACCGCCAGCGGTCATTCAGAAGCAAATGAGGCGTATGGCTATGCTTGGCATCAAAGAGGCTAGCCAGGCTGCACTGCTATCGTCTACTGACTACGAAAAATGGTCGCCTAAGTTAAACCGGCGCCTGTTTTACGCCCACTACAGGTTGCTCATGTCGTACACTGACTGTGAGGAAATGTGTGCCATATTTGCCCTATGGGACCGGATCGTTGTCATTATGAATAAGAGAGGGTATGTCAATAGCTTCAAGGCTTCAAAGGGCAACTTTCAGGGCTTTCCAGCCACGATGGACACAGTGCTACACACGCACGGGAACATATATTTCCTGTTCGAAGCAAGGAAGACAGGGCTGCTTGGTAAAACCGAGTTTGCGTATATGCTGCAATTGATAGATGATGAGGCCTTCGCCATCAGGTTCGAAGGCCCTATAGCTAATGCACCAGACCGAGCCCGGCGGCTGATGGATTCGTACGTGGAAGTGTGCGCTAGGCTTGGTTGGGCCGTCAGTTGGCTGAAGTCATTTGTTTCGTCCATAAAGTTTGTCTTCTTGAACAACTTGTTCTGCGACGGGTCTCTTGTGCTCCACTCATGCGCGACATACGTCAAGCCAAACAGGGACTTTGATAGGCGCTTCGCGTCGCCGTTCTCGCACATCGACACCATCGTTGGAGGGTTCGCCGCAGCTGCTGAAAAGGGCGTTGACCCAATAGCCGCGTACGCCGCTGCGCTCCATGATGCCTTGCGGTACGTCGTTACTGTTTGCAATGATGTGTGTGACATAGACGAGGCCGCCGCTGGTATGATAGCTCTGGCACCTAGGGGGAGTCTTGGCTGGGGCCTACCAACTTTGTTGGTTTTCGTAACGGATGCTCCACAAGATCGGGACGCTTCGTTCCATCACCTGTACCATAGGCAAATGCTCGTGGGTATGCCAATGTGTGCTAGACAGACATTCTGGAAAATGATGCGCAACCCATATAAGGAGTGTAGTGCGCACGCTCTAGCCACAGACCCGTTTTCAATCAAACATGAGGAGTACCATGACATGGAAGGGGCAATCTCACGTCGTTTGCGCGACGCAGCTACTCGCTTAGCACTGGCTCAGCCATGGAGTGGTATTGCCTCGTTATCTGACGACCCCGCGGTTGAGGTCGCTTACAAAGAGCTCCTCTCGCACTCCACTCTTGACGCCGCGTGGGTTGCCCAGCTGGAATCGAAGAGTCCGTTGGCAATGCTGATGGAGCTGATGGCTAAAATAGAGCGCAATGAAGTTGTAACACTCCTCATGCGCCCACGCGAGGTGTCATCACTGAAGGGTATGATACGGCGCAAAACCCGTAAGATGTTTATGCTGGCCAGCTTGCTTAGCGAAACCGATGAAGCCACAATCTGCCAGCTAGATGAGGCCCTTGCAGCAGCACCGTCCTGGGAGTATACTCAGGCTGTGAGAGACGACTACCACAGGGCAAATCAGGCTCAATTCATCAACCACACCTATCCAGTTCCACAGGAATGTATGGCATACCAAGGCATACGCGACCGTACGGCACCCGCACTGCGTCGCACTATTGTAGTGTCGTTCATGCATGAGAACCTGGTACGCGTTGCTGGAGCAGCGCGGCCTAACGTGTTTGACTCGCGTCTGCGCGCCGGCAATTACTTCGGAGCAAAGTCAGAAGGACTGATTGACTCGGAAAATCCCGCAGTGAAAGTACTGGACCCTATGGCGCGCCGCATCACTGCTATGGTGACCCTATTCAAATATGGGGAGGACCGCGGGTGGGACGTGCAAGAGTACGCCAACCTCATGTTTCGGCTATGGTCGTCTGTACCTACGACCAGGTTGGGAGCTTACACACCAGATACGATCTCGGGAAGCACAAAGAGGCTCTGCGCTGCTATAATATCGCGTAACCACCCTATACGAATGCTCCCAAACACAGCTGGGCTGGTTGCCGTGGACGTTACAGCCTTGGAACCCTTTCTGTATGGCATACACCATAGCCTGGACATTATGGACGTTATAACTGTGCTGCGAGCTATCGGACTCCTCACTTGGCTGCTGGAACGCCACAAGATTGGTGTCAACAAAGAGATGCGGTTTCTCGTGACGCCCGGCAGCATCGCCCAGGCCGCACCTGACAGGGTTATTGCCCGGGTGAATGGCGCTGGTGGCACCATACGACCACTTGATGAGCGATGTGGTTCACTTGCCACAGATATCCAAATGGCACTCAACCCAGCCATTGTTGCTCGGCGGCTAAATACTATAGAAACTGCCGGGGCCCTGGCGGCAAGGAATATGGCTAGGGAGATCCTGGCAGAAGTTGAGGAGGGCATTGTGAACGTTGACGACTTACCACAGATTATGGGCCAAGTAGTCATCACCCCCCAGGGCATTGAGCGCAACTTCAGCCACTTCTCGCACGCCAAACCTAAAGTTGTCATAGCTAGCAAGCAAGTACACACCTTCCGGGATACGGACCCAGCCCAGATGGCTAGCACACGCAGGACAAACACCAGGCCAAATGAGATAATGAAGTTAGCCGCTGCCGCAGGGATGGATACGGCCCTAGGTGCTGTCGCGGGTAGCTTCTTGCAGATACTGAACGCCGCGCACGCAGCTAAGGAGCGCGGATGGTTTGTCCTGTTGGACCAATTGGACGTTGACAATGCCGAGAGCGTTGCGGCTTTTGTCACAGCTCGGTCGAAGAAGGGCAACCCAATTATGGGCGCCATATCACACACGGACTCATTTTTGTCTGACCTCGCCGCTGTACAGTGCCCTATCACATCCGCCGCTAAGGTCAAGCGTGCGCTGGAACTGGTGCGGATACTGGGTTTCCACACTGGTGGCCAGGCAAACTCGTCTTCGGTTAGGTCATTCTTTGGTACAATGGCTAACACATCCCAACTCCTAAAGGCGCTGAAGAAGTCAGGGTCCCAAGTTGTGTCTGGTAGGGCTGGTGACTATATACGCACTGTTACTGGCGTCGACCCTATTGGTGCCAGTGCTTCGGTTCTTATTGAGAAGCACAAGCAACTGGCAACATCATACGCGGCAAGGCGGGTAGCTCTACTAGACAAAAAACCCATCGACGCCGGCGACGAGACATACGCTGACACCGACGAGCGCAGGATCGAGCATGGCAGGGTGTTGGACGCCAAGTCAGCTTTCTACAGGTCTATTACATGGAACACGCGAGGTGCCCTAGTAATTGAGACAACCCAAGCTAACTGGGTGCTGGCTATGAGGGACATACTCACGAGCATGGCTACAGAGGACGTGCAGCGCAGAATTATAGCCCGCCTGAACGTCAGCGAGGGCGCCACAACAATTGAGGCTGCGGGAAATAATCTGGTGCGATTCGTTGGCAACGTCATTGCTATGACTGACTGTGCGGAACACAGGCTTGACGCAACCAGCATAGAGAGAGCCATGATGGCTTGCGTTGTCTGGCTCACGTCAGATATGGCGCAGCATGGAGTTGCAACCCTACAAACTCACATCAGGGCGTACGCTGCTACTACTGAAGCTGCGGAAGCCGACGCCGAGGGAGAGGAGGAGGAACTCCCACCCGGAATGCTGCAAGACTTGGTGGAGAGAGTAGGCGGTGCGGGATCTGCCAGGATTAGCCTGAGGCCAGACGAGGAGGTCGAGGTCGAAGAATCACAAGGCTCGCTCACCAACTGGCAGCGTGTGTACACAGCAGCTGGTATGGACGACGACACTGATGATGCCGCGTGCATTATACTGGGCTTGGCTGACCTCAATGACATAGCATCAATAACAGCTACGCCCGGGGACGTGGCAAACGTGCAGCGGGTCCTGAGGGAACTGGCCGAGAGTGTTGATATAGTGCGATCTGACATACCTAGTTGGATCCCTATACTAGGTGACGAAGTCGAGCCACCAGAGGTTGGGGACGTAGCAATGTGATGGCCACCAACACTTGTATATAGCCGTTAGAAAAAACAGAAAAAACCTGCCGAATGCAGGAAAAAATATAAGTATTAAGTCCGGTGTGGCTGTCGAATAGTGTACACCGAGAAGGGTTGGGTGGGTTTCCTT